AGTAATCCAGAACATGCACAGAGATTATATGAATACAGCAGCAAACATTGGTTGTCTTATTCTACTCCCATTCTTTCTTTTGGTCGTAGTAAGCGTGGGCTTCCTATATCATGTTTCCTTAACTATATTGAAGATACAGCGGAGGGTTTAGTTGATAATCTTAGTGAAACTAATTGGCTTTCTATGCTTGGTGGCGGTGTTGGGATTGGTTTTGGTATTCGTTCTGCGGATGACAAGAGCACTGGTGTCATGCCTCACCTTAAAATGTACGATGCGTCAAGTCTGGCATATCGTCAAGGGCGCACTCGTCGTGGCAGTTATGCTGCTTATCTCGATGTCAGCCATCCAGATATTATTAATTTCTTAGAGATGCGCAAGCCCACAGGCGATCAAAACATGCGCACTTTAAACATGCATCATGGAATTAACATTCCAGATGCGTTCATGGAAATCATTGAAAACTGCATGATTGATCCAGAGTTTGACGACTCTTGGGATCTAGTTGATCCAGCATCACATGAAGTTCGTGAAACTGTATCAGCAAAAGAACTGTGGCAACGAATTCTTGAGATGCGTATGATGACAGGTGAGCCATACTTACATTTTATTGACGAATCAAATCGTAAAATGCCACAACACTTAAAGGATCTTGGTTTAAAGATACATCAATCGAATCTTTGTTCTGAAATTATTCTACCAACAAATGAAAAACGTACTGCTGTTTGTTGTTTATCATCACTAAACCTGGAGTACTACGATGAGTGGAAAAACGATAGCATATTTCTTCATGATATTGCTGAAATGCTCGACAATGTACTTGAGTATTTTATTTCTAATGCTCCTGCCACCATTGAGCGTGCAAGGTATTCTGCCACACGTGAGCGCAGCATTGGTATCGGTGCTTTGGGTTGGCATGCTTATCTACAACGAAATAACCTACCATGGGAATCAAGTATCGCAGTAGGTAAAAACAAAAACATCTTCAAAAATATAAGAGAGAAATTAGATGTCGCTAATAAAGAATTGGGATTGGAGAGAGGCGAAGCACCTGATGCAGTGGGTACTGGGAATAGGTTTAGTCATCTTATGGCTATTGCTCCCAATGCTTCTTCTTCCATTCTCATGGGCAATACTAGTCCTTCTATTGAACCTTATCGTGCCAATGCTTATCGCCAAGACACTCTATCGGGTTCTCACTTAAATAAAAATAAGTATCTTGATAAGGTCGTTACTGATTATGTTATATCAAACCCTAAAGCGGATGCGCAAGAAATATGGAGTTCGATTATTGCGAATGACGGAAGCGTTCAGCATCTTGATTGGATGGAAGAATGGACAAAAGATGTCTTCAAGACTTCTATGGAAATTGACCAGCGTTGGGTCGTTCAACATGCTGCCGACAGGCAACCATGGATTGACCAAGCGCAATCGTTAAATGTATTCTTTAGACCAGACAGTCACATTAAGTATATTCATGCTGTTCACTTTCAAGCATGGAAGTCTGGATTGAAGACTATGTACTACTGTCGTAGTGATAAGATCGCCAAAGCAGATAAGGTATCAAAACGAATCGAACGAGAAATTATTAAAGAAATCAACCTTCATGATTTGGCAGAAGGTAATGAATGTTTAGCTTGCGAGGGATAAAATGCTAACAAAAACAAAAACAAGATTAACGGATACAAGAGATTCCTTCAAACCATTCAACTATCCATGGGCATATGATGCTTGGTTGAAGCATGAACAAGCGCATTGGTTGCATTCAGAAGTACCAATGGCAGAGGATGTTAAAGACTGGAAGAAGAAACTTACACTCGAAGAAAAACAATTTCTGACAAACATCTTTCGTTTCTTTACACAGGGTGACATCGATGTGGCTGGTGGTTATGTTAAAAACTATCTACCTTACTTTCCTCAACCTGAAGTGAGAATGATGTTGATGGGCTTTGCTGCTCGTGAAGCACTACATATCGCTGCATACTCTCATCTGATTGAAACATTGGGTTTACCAGAATCAACTTACAATCAATTCTTAGAGTATCAGGAGATGAAGGATAAGCATGACTATGTACTAGACCTTTCTAGTCGTAATGGTACTGTCGCTAGTACTGCTGAGCATATTGCTGTGTTCTCTGCTTTCACTGAAGGTATGCAGTTGTTCTCTTCATTTATTATGTTGCTTAACTTTCCTCGTCATGGCATGATGAAAGGTATGGGTCAAATTGTCACATGGTCTATTGCCGATGAAACAATCCACGCTGAATCAATGATTAAGTTATTCCGTGAGTATGTTAAAGAAAATCCTGAGATCTGGAATGATGATTTAAAAGGTAAGATTTATACAATCGCTGAGAAGATGGTAGAGTTAGAAGATAAGTTTATTGATCTTTGCTATCATGCTGGAGATATGCGTGAACTGTCTGCAGAAGATGTCAAGAAATATATTCGTTACATTGCAGATCGTCGCTTGATTAGTCTCGGAATGAAGGGTATCTTCAAAGTTAAAAAGAATCCACTACCATGGGTCGAAGAAATGATCAATGCACCAGTACACGGAAATTTCTTTGAGAATCGTGTCACTGATTATGCAAAGGGTGCATTGTCTGGCACATGGGGTGATGTTTGGGGTAAGGCAGCATGATAGAATTAATCTATCTGTTGGTAATGACGCACATTACCATTGTGTGCGTCACTCTATATCTTCATAGAGGACAGACACACAGAGGAATAACTTTTCATCCAGCGGTCTCACACTTTATGCGTTTCTGGTTGTGGCTCACTACTGGTATGGTAACTAAACAGTGGGTAGCTATACATCGTAAGCACCATAGATTTATTGACACAGAAGGTGATCCACATAGTCCTAAATTAGTTGGTATTAAGAATATATTGTTTGGTGGTGTCTATTACTATTACCAAGCAGCAAAAGATGCAAGAATGGTAGTTGAGTATGGAGTAGGCACACCAAACGATTGGATTGAACGAAAAGTTTATACGAAACATCATTTCTTGGGTGTGTTTTTATTATTGACGATAAATGTTCTACTGTTTGGTTGGATTGGAATACTACTCTGGATGATTCAAATTATTTGGATTCCATTTTGGGCTGCAGGAGTTATTAACGGATTAGGACATTGGTGGGGATATCGAAACACAGATACTGCCGATACCTCTAGAAACATCTGTAATTTTGCATTCTGGATCGGTGGAGAAGAACTTCACAACAATCATCATGCTGAACCAGCAAATCCAAAATTAAGTAGAAAGTGGTGGGAATTTGATATTGGATGGATGTGGTTCAAAGTACTACAAAAACTAAAACTAGCAGAGACTAAACAATGACAACTAAGATTTTTGAATGTACCGAATGTCAGGCAAGAGGTAAGATTATTCTAAAGTCAGAAGAACGATTGGAAGATATCGTTTACTGCCCTGTGTGCTCTGCCGATATTTACGAAGAAGACGATTACGAAGAGGAAGAATAAATAGTAGTTTACACTACTGATTATTCTAATGTGGCTTTATAATAACGAAATTATTGAGGAACTACCTGATGATTGTGTTGGCTTTGTTTATTTAATTACGAACAAAGCCAGTAGTCGCATGTATGTGGGTAAGAAGTTATCCAAGTTTGCCAAGACTACATACAAGATGGTGAAGCAGAAAAACGGAATCAAGAAACGAAAGAAAATTCGTAGCAAAATAGACTCTGACTGGATGAAGTACTATGGTTCGAGTTTAGAACTAAATAAAGATGTAGAGTCTCTCGGAGAGGACAACTTCCTTCGTGAGATTCTTTTCTTTTGTAAATCCAAAGCTGAATGTTCTTACGTAGAAGCACGAGAACAGTTTGCACGAAAGGTGTTGGAGTCAGACGACTACTACAATGGACAGATATCTGTTCGAGTCCATGGCTCTCATATTAAAAACAAACTATGACATACTTACTTTTTGCAGTTGCATTATCGTTATCGGCTCTTGCTGCATATTACGCAGTGATGGGTCTTATCGCAATATTTGCCGCAGCTGTTGTACCGATTGCTCTTATGGGTTCGATGCTTGAAGCATCAAAACTTGTAGTTGCATCATGGCTCTATCAAAACTGGAAAGAAATCCCAGCATTGATGAAGTCATACTTTGTGGGTGCTTTAATAGTGTTAATGATGTTAACATCTATGGGCATTTTCGGATTCTTATCAAAGGCACATTTGGATCAAGCAATTCCCACGGGAGATGTTCAGTCTAAGTTAGCATTGATTGATGAGAAAATTAAAACAGAAAAGGAAAACATCAATGCAAACCGTAAAGAACTTACTCAACTCGATGCTCAAGTGGATCAAACCATCGCAAGAACAGACGATACCAAAGGAACAGAGCGAGCCATTAGCGTCCGTAGAGCCCAGCAAAAAGACAGAGCCAGAATCCTCAACGAAATCGGTGGTGCGCAAGCCAAGATCGCCAAGTACAACGAAGAACGTGCCCCAATCGCCAGTGAAGTCCGTAAAGTAGAAGCAGAAGTAGGACCAATTAAATACATTGCTGCGTTGATATATGGTGACGAAAGCGCAACTGATGTCACCATGCTCGAGAAGGCAGTTCGCATAGTCACCATACTTATTGTTATTGTATTTGATCCACTGGCAGTTCTTTTATTAATCGCAGCAAACTGGAATCTTAAACATACTGGTGAAAGAAAGTGGAATGATTTCTTTGAAAAACCACCTGTTGAAGATTTTCCAGAACGAACAGAGACTAGACTTAATGAAGAAATACAAGTCGTTGAGCCATCCACAACTCCTGTGTTTGATCATATAAGAGAACATCTTTCAAAAGAACGATTAGAAACTACTATTGTTCCAGAGGAAATTAAAAAAGAAGTAAATGAGTTATTAGAGTCCGAAATTCCAGAAATCGAAGTAGATGAACCCACTAAGGATTGGGAACCAGAACTCTATAAACGAGTACAGAAGAAGATCGAGTATGATTCAGCTGGAAGAAGAATCACACCAACAACTGAAGAAGAACTAAACCCTCCAACAAAAACACAATCGTTCTTGGATAAAGTCCAGAGTGTGTTTTCATCACCTAGTGTAAAAACTATCGAAATAGAAGTAGACGAGTTGCAAGACAAAAAACCTAAATAGAAGAACATAAAGGTAATCTAAATGCACAAAAGAATCGCTTTGGCGGTGCTTTTTGTCATGTCAATATTATGTCTAACTCAAATAAGTTCATCTTCACCATTATATGGAGGTGATAAACCTAGTGTAGCAAAAGAACTTCCTTCTAACGAAAGGGAAGTAAAACTCAATTACGGTATTGCTGAGTGTGTTAGAACTGCTTGGATCGGTGATATTAATAATAGAACATTAATTTGTGTTCAATACCGCTACAAAAAAGAAGTTAAGTAATGGATCCGTTAACGCTATTTGCTCTTGCCAATGGCGCAGTATCTGCGATCAAGGCTGGGTGTAAACTTTATAAAGACATCAAGGGTGCAGCTGGCGATGTTAAAGAAGTTCTCAAAGATCTAGATGAGCAGTTTCATGGTGCATATGCAGCAAAGGGAAAGACACCTCCACCTGCTGCAGTCAAACAACTGAATGAAGAAAAGGCGAGAGTAAAGGATTTAAACAAACAAGATTCAGGTGACATTTATTTCGAGTTGGGTCAACATCTTGGTGCTTTCTTTGACAATCAAGCAAAGTGTATAGCAGTATTTGAAGCAGAAGAAAAAAGATCATATGATTTATACACTGGTGATTCTTCTGTAGGTGCTCGTGCCCTACAAAGGGTATTGATGAAAAAGAAACTCGAACAAATGGAAGTAGAGTTGCGTGAGGTAATGATATATCAAAGTCCACCAGAACTTGGTGCTCTATGGACAGAAGTGTTACAGCAGTCTAAGATACTAAATGCAAGACAGGCAATTGCGTTAAAGAAACAAATTGAAGCGCAACACAAACATGATGTTGAACATGCTAATTTTATGAAAAAGGTGTATACAGCAACTTGGTGGGTATGTGGATTTATAGGAATATTATTACTAGCTCTTGTCATGATGGTATTCGTTGCTCAAGATAGAATGCAAAAGTATCCTCAGTTGGGTTATGAGTTATTCCCAAAAACTGAGAAACAAAGAAGACAGGAAGCCATGCCTAAAGAATATATTGGAAGATAATATGAAAGCACTAGCATTATTAATACTTGGTTTTTCGCTATCCGTTCAGGCGCAGGTTCAAGCATTTACATACAGCTATCAAGTGATTTGTGGTCCAACGATTCCAATAATAGAATTTCTTTCTAAAACACAAAAAGAAGAATTGACTTGGACAGGATCAGATATTTCAGATGGATCAACATATTCTTTATGGCAAGATACAGACGGTAACTGGACACTGCTAAAAAAGAATAGAGAGATTGCTTGTATCATAGGTTCTGGTACAAAACCAAAAATTATATAAGCTAAATAAATTCGTTGAGATAATAATTATAAAAAAAGGATCAACATGATGACAGATAAACACCTATTCAGTGCTTTAGGCATTCTGTTGCTCGTTCCAATTGCCTTTGCATTTTATAGCAAGGATTCTTTTAGATATCCTTGTCAAGATCCAGGAAATTGGGAAAAGCCGATTTGCCAAAAACCACTATGCGATGTAACCAGAACATGCATAGAACATGTATTTAAGGGACAGCGAGATCCAAGACTTGGACCACCTCCAGAAGCCCAGAACATATTAGCACAGCAACAACTACAACAATCTACACCAGTGAAGGAATGCAAATAATGGATAATTTTATGTATACAGAAGAGCAGTTAATGGCTCGTCTAAAGTTTTTTATTGGTGTATGTTTATCATTCACCTTAGTTGGAATCGTATTCGTAGTGTTGTACTCACTAATTTTTGTGACACAACCACTCAATGCTATTTCTCCGATCGATCAGAAATTCTTTGAATTAATTGTACCTATTGCTACATTCTTGACTGGTACTCTATCAGGTATCATGTTGGCAGGTAGTGATAAAGATGCACAGAAAGCTGCACTACAAGCAGCAAATTCAGGATGGAATAAACCGCCAGCACCTACACCATCAACACCTAGTCCATCTTCAGTAGGTGGAATGCCAAAACCAGCAATGGGTATGGGTATGGGTATGGCTCCAGCAGTATCACCACTAGCAAATGCAACTACAATGCCAGTGTATGAGTCTGGTGATCCAACTTTCAGAAATAGCAGAAACGACTAATTAACTAAATGGTGTTTTAAAATGGCAGAAGAAAACAAAGAAGGCGCAAAAGGCGCATTTATAGAGAAATTATTATTTGCATTATTACCATTGCTAATTGGTAGCACAGGTTATTTGATCAGTGCATTGGGACAGTTACAACATGATGTTACTATACTAAATGCAAAAGTTAGTTTGGTAGTGACTAGCGACAACAAACAAGCATCTAACACTGGTGCTGAACTTGCCCGTGAAAAACTGCGTCAAGATCTAACAGAAGCTGTACAGCGTAACAGAGATTCCATTCAAGAGAATAGACTGCACATTGCTATCCTTGAAGAGAAAGTCGCTGTTAATAAAAAAATTAAACCTTTAGAAACAGTACCAAGCAAATAAGAAGACTAATTATGAACTGGTTAAACAGTATGTTATCTGATGGTGTCAATAGAACTGTCAGCAGCAAACGAGTCATAACACTATTGGCATTTATATTGTGTGCTTATGGGTTCGTTGCTGACATCCATGGATATAAAGTGACACCTGCTCTATTCGAATCTATGATTTATCTTGTGATCGCAGGACTGGGTTTCACGGCATCTGAGAAGTTTGCTAAAAAGGAATAGTTATGTATCAATATAAATGTAAGATTATTAAAGTTCTTGATGGTGATACAGTTGACATCGATTTAGACTTAGGTTTCAAAATTATTCTTGCTAATCAAAGAGTGCGTATGGCTGGAGTTGATACTCCAGAATCAAGAACTACTATTGCAGAAGAAAAGATCCGTGGACAACTTTCTAAAAAGAAATTAGCAGAGAAATTGCCTATTGGTTCTTGGCAAATTATTGAAACACAAAAACCTGATAGCAACGATGATAAGTTTGGTAGAATCCTCGGAGTCTTTATTCTTGAAGATGGTACTCGTGTCAATGACTGGCTAATTCAAAACAACTACGCTGTACCATACAAAGGCGAGAACAAAGACTTGACACAAGCAGAACATCAAGCCAACAAGAAGATTCTAATCGAACGAGGTGAATTAAAGGGATAACCCCACGATCTGTAGGGTTATTACTCCCTCCTAAACCCCTGTAGATACAGGGGTTTTTTATTTGCAGAAAGTACTTGTCTTTAATTGCATGTTGCTGTATAATAGTTGTATGAAAATTGAAAAGGAAGTGAAATGAAACAATTAAATGCCTACATCGCTAAGAAAAACGAATGGAATGCTATCTTCAAAAGCACTCAATATTGTTTAGACACCCATGCTGATCGTCAGCGTTTGGCATCGTGCATTGACTCTGATTTGAGTCCTGAGAATTTGACATGTGATGGTGAACTTCCACGAAGTGTGGTGAATGCAAAATACAAAGAGTTAGTCTATGCTGCAAGTCAACTCAAGAAGTTGGATCCAGCAGTAAAATTTTATGAATTTGAATAAGGATTGATTATGAAATATCGTGTGATTGTGAATGGTGTATCTTTTTATACGACTGGTGCAGCTATCAAACGTGGAGTTGGTGATTTTGTTGGTGTCAATACAGTGGTTCGTCAGTTGTTTGCCGACATGCATAATGCAATCGGTATTGCATCTACGCTGACAGTGTACGATCACAAGATGAATCGTGTTTCTTATGATGTTCAAATTTCAAAGGTATAATTATGAGTAGAATGGCTGACTTAGATTTAGAAATCCATAACATGCTGGACGAAGGGTTGCTTCCTGCACGTATCGCAACTTTGCTGGATATCCCATTGCAAATGGTTTATGATGCAATCGAACCTGATTCATATGATGAATCTATGGATGGTGACCATGACTCCGCAATGGCGTCTGCTGGTTTCGGTACTGACGAAGATTATGGTTACTACGGAGATGAGTAAAATGAACTTCATTATTGAAGAAAAGAATACAGTTGAGTACAAAGGCGAGATATTTGATCGTACTCATGGCAGTCCCTTTGATCGTGGTGCAGCTGATAGTTACTATCGTCGTCCACGTGAGCCACACTGGTATCCTGATGGAACATACGAGTGTGATCGTGTAGAAGCAGCAGACATGCATGGTATTCAGTTGCGTGCATACGCTATGGGTTATGAATTCAACGAACGATTTGGTGATAAGAAAGATTGGGATTAATTATGAATGATGAATTGAAAGCACTGGTACTGAAGGCTGGCGCACCAAAAGAAGTGATGAATGAACTTTGGTTCAATCTTTTCTGCCAGCAATTTGCAAATGTGTTGTTGACTGAAGCAGAGAAACAAGTTTTTGGAGAGACATGTGAATAAATTTGCAGTGAACAGAATGAAAACAGCACGACAGGAAGAAATCATGCTTATCTGCCAAGAAGAATGTGCTGAAGTTGCGCAAGCAATAAGTAAGGTGTTCCGATTTGGAATTGATGGTGAACATTTGGGTGTAACGAATCGTGAACGACTCGAAGAAGAAATTGGTGATTTACTTTGTATGATCGAGATGTTGACTGAAGAGGAAATCATCGATGCCAGCGCAGTTGCAAAAGCTGCACAAGCCAAACGAGCAAAATTAGCCAAGTGGTCTAACATTAAGGAAATGGTATGATTCAAATAGAAAACCTAACCGAGTATCAGGTGGAGATGCTAGAGCACATGTGGTCTTTAGACTCAGTGGAAGAATATGAGGAATGGTATGCTCTATTAGATGAGGAAGACCAGCAACTTGCAGATAGTTTGCAACAAATGATTATTCTTGCAGAAATGGATGATCTAATGGATGGCTGCAAAGATGCAAAGGAAGTATTAAAGAAATTTGCCCTGTAAGGAAAGATCGTGTATAATAAGACAATGAAACCTAGAAATCCAATAGCAAAGGATGTTCGCACTCCCAAGTATCGCATGCGTGTGGTTGAGAGTAAGGTTCAGTACATTCGTCAACCCAAACACAGAAAGGCAACAGATGAACTATGAGTATGAATTGGTTCGTAATGGTCTAACACGAGTAATTATCGTTAAGTCTCATTCATATAATTTAGTGGAGTTTACAGTCAAACAAACTTCATATAAAGAAGATGGAAATATTCTAACAGATAATGGTCACACTACATTTTATGATACCAAAGAATTCGTAACATTTTTTGGTCCAATGATTGAAGATTTGAAAAGGGAAATTAATAATGCAAACAACAGTGTTCAGAACGGATAAAGAGTTTGATCAATTTAAAACATGGACTCTTGGATTACTACACGATGAAAACATCAAAGATTTGTGCATTACTTTTACCAAAAAAGATGGTACACTTAGAGATATGCGATGTACTCTTAGTGAAGGACGAATTCCGACAGACAAGCATCCTAAAAGTGAAGGAACGAGTACCAAGGATTCTGGATCCGCAGTACGTGTCTTCGATACAGAAAAACAAGAATGGAGATCCTTCCGCTGGGACTCTGTGACGAAAGTGAGTTTTGACCTATGAAAATTTTATTTGTAGCAATAGTAATATTAGTACTGTTAGTTTTATTTCCAATAGCAACTATCTGGTCTTTGAATACATTATTCCCAGCACTGGCTATTCCATTTACACTTGACACATGGATGGCTACAGTCATTCTTGGTGGTGTAGTTGGTGGAACTAATGGTGTAACATTTGGGGGTAAGAAATGAATTATGCATTAACACCTGAACAGAAGAAAGATTTGCAAGGTGCTATTCAAGAGATTAGCAACTCAATGATTCGTACTGAGGCAGAGCGAGATCTCATTCGTGAGATCGTCAAGGAACAATCTGATACATTGCAAATTCCAAAGAAAGTTATTTCCAAGATTGCAAAGACGTATCATAAACAGAATCTTGCACAGGAAGTTGCAGACCACGAGGACTTCGTGGAACTATACGAGAAAATCACATCTAAGTAATCCCTACAACTTGTAGGGTCATTAAAATAGTGCTTGACAATAATTGCATATTGTGGTATAATAGATATTATATTATGGAGGTTACAAACCTATGGCTGTGAATAC